ACAAATACAAAGGATCAGGTAAGGTATGGAAAAATCATTGTAACGTACATGGATATAACTACTCTACTGAGATCCTATTCCAGTCCATATACACAAATGAAATCAAGGAACAGGGAATTTACTACAGCCAATTATGGAATATTGTGGAGAGTAATGCTTGGGCTAACCTTAAACCTGAAGAATGCGATGGAGGATATTACCCTGGGGCATTCACACCCGAGGCTAATGCCAAACGATCTCAAACTCAGAAGGGTAGACCACAGCATCCTGATCATACTGCCAAGGTTTCTCGTGCGCTCAAAGGCCGAAAAGACACACGTTCAGTAGAGAGCAAAGCGCAGGCTGCCGCCAAGGCATCAGCTAAACTGAAAGGCCGTAAGAAACCAGAAGGATTTGGTCAAAAAATAAGTGAGAGATTATCAGATAGAGTATTCTCAGAGACTTCTAAACAACACATGAAAGAGGCTTGGACACCTGAGCGCAAGTTAGCGCAAGCCGAAAGAACCAAAGCCTTACATTCACTTGTAGTCTCTTGTCCACATTGTGGAAGACATGGAGATAAGATGGCTATGAAGAGGACCCACTTTGATAGGTGTGTAGTGATCACAAAAAAATATAAATTCATTATTACCAATCCATCAGGTAACCAATATAAGGTTCATTATCTGAAAGAATTTTGCCAAGAACATAATCTCAATTTTCATTCAATCACTAATGCACTATACTGTGGCAGAAATCATTATATGGGTTGGATCATTCAGAGGCTTGCTTCACGTGACGACAGCTCTTCCTAAACTGGAATCCACTGCATGAACAGACCCACTTCTTGGTGACACCATTCTGCTTGACAGTGTAGGTTTCATTGCCCTTGCTGCTCTTGATCAGCAGGATCTTGTCCTCAGTGGGCTTGGGTTGCACCACAGCCTGGTTGTTGATGCTGATAATATCATGATGACTGATATAGTTGGTGGCACCAGTCACACTATTGACCATGGTGAGATGTCCCGCCATGTGTGGGGGCGTGGGTACCACAGTGCCGCGCATCACAGTCTTGGGAGCCACCAAATGCTTGGCCTCCTTGACCAGATAACCATGCACGTGGCTGGTGTCCAACAACAGCTCTACAGCCTGTCCAGCAGCGGGCATTTTCATCATGTGTTCCTTGCTCTATGTGGGCATTATAGCAGATTCTCATCTCCTGTCAACCGAATTTTTCTAATTTTTTCCGTTGACATTTCTATCAAACCTGTTATATTGGTTTTCTAATTTGAAAGGTATGCTTGTGAACCAGAGCATGTTGGACAGCTACTTTGCCATCTACAATGCCATGTTGTTTGATGGACAGCTCAACCCCGATCTGATTGTGTGTAGTGAATATCTTTTGGACACTGAGGCAGTAGGCTACTTTGATCCAGATTGTGATCTTGCTGGTGTGATTGGCATCAGCCAGGAATTGAATCTTGAGGATTCCAAGAAAGTTCTGGTTCACGAAATGATTCATGCGTGGGATTGGGATCGTCGGGGCAAGACATGCCATGATCAGGTGTTCACCAACAAAGCACGCGAATGCAGTGCTTTGTTGGGGTTCCATATAGATTGAACATCTGGTGTGTTGCCTGTATAATAGAGGATGCCCACCTCGCCCACCTATGAAGATTGGGGATTTGTATTCCAGTCGCCCATAATAAAATATACTCCGGAAATCTCAGATTGGTGCCAAAAGAACTGGGGTGATCCCATGCAACAATGGCTCATGGGCACAGGTGGGGATTGGGTGGTCATAGGTGCACCAGTTGTGTTTTTCTTTCGCAATCAGGATCAACTCACACAATTTGTATTGACTTGGTGCACATAACATCAAGTCAATAAAGCAGTCATTTAATTTTTGCTCCAGGATTTTGTTGCCCAACCTGGTGGTGAGGCAAAAAAGCTGGTGTTGCCAGGAAATAATCTAGTGTGAACACTGCGGCCACACTAGATGTTACAGGAATTATCTGTTATGCGTCAAGTTTTTGAACAATTGTGTAGCCAAAATCATGCAAGCGCTCTAGTAGGTCCTTGCAGGCTTGCATGTTCTTGACCTTGGCTGCTTGTGGAAGGCTTTCCCAGGGCTGCAACCAGGGGTGAGTTTTGTTGGCAACACTGAGTGCAACACCAAATCTCCAACCTCTTGCCAGGTGATCTTGCATCCATGCCTGATGCTGTTGTTTGCTCCAGGCTTCCATTACCTGGGCTATTTTTTGATCTGGTATGTCCTGTGCTGTGGGTTGCACATGTTCCACAGGCTGGCTGTAGTCAAAAACAAAATCACCTTCTGGGTAGGCCTTGTTCCAGGCTTGCAGCAGTTGATGAACTTCACTGGCATCCAGATCTCTCACCAGTGGCACAACATAGGTGTGCCTGTTGTTGCCCAATTTCTTGCTGTAGAACTTGCTGTAGGTGTCAGGAGTCAACTGGGTTTCACCAATCAAACCACTGACTAGGGTTTTTTCCACAGTGTTGAACCAGAGTGTAAACTGATCTCTCGAAAGCTTTTGGGGAACTATAATGCGAACATAACTTGCCATGATGATCTATTTATTCAAAAAACACATATATCTAACCAAGTTGGTTCACCTGGTACTGCCTGGAACCATTTTTTCCACATGCTCCAGCACCACACTGGCACTGACAAATCTATTGGCATCATGTGTTTCCTGTTCCCAGGTGAGAAACTGATTGGCTCTCCAAGCAATGGAACCCAGGGTGAGGTTGACGTTTTGTTCATGTCCAAAAATGTTGGGGTTGCTGGGTCCCCACAAAACAATACCAGGTTTGTTGAGGTCCCAGCAAAAGTGTTGAAAGAAACTGTCCACTCCCAGCCAGATGCTGCATTCTTTCACCAGCAATGCCAATTGTGTGAGATCCAGGTCCCATCTCACATCATCCACCAGTGCCTGCTCACCTCGCACTGCCACCTGCACCACTGGCACTGTGATCTCAGCCAACACTTGTGGCCACCAGGGATAATCCTTGGGATTTTGTTTGCCAGATCTCAGTGGCCTGCTCCAGGCATTCAATAATATCATGTATGGTTACCCTGAGGGATGTAAAGTTTCTCAAATGCCAATTGCAGGCTTTGTGTCCATTTCCACTGATCCATTTTCTGATAGATGTTCCAGTGACTGATGTCTCCAAACAATTGTTTGGCTTGTGCAATGCTGTCTCCAGGAATGATGTCAGGATAGCAACTGAACACAAGAGGATTAGCAATCTTGGGCAACACATGTTTGAACACAATGTGATCTCCCATGCCACAGTCCAACACCACAATTGTATGATCCTTGTATTTGATAAAGTTGTCAAATATTTTTTGATCATGATCATAGGGGGCTGGATCATCCCGTACTCGGATACCACCCTGATCATTTTTGAGATGCCAGGTTATGGCATTGGGTACCAAAAGCAGTGTGTAACCCTTTTGTTTGAGTCCCCAGGTGAACAGGGTTTCTTCTCTGTGAGCTACTGCACTGAGTGAGAGATTGTAATCATAAATTCCCGCTCTGTACAAAAAACTGCAATGCAAGTGATCCACACTCATGATTTTTTTGATCATTCCCCACTGGGGATTGGGTTCCTGTGATATTCTATCAATCTTGCCAGTGGCATCCACAGTTCTTGAGTCTGGAGGAGTGATAATGCTGCCTGCCACTGCGCCCACATCAGGTGCGGTGTGACTGAGCAAGGTTTCCAAAACATTGGGTTCAGCCACAGTATCATCATCCAGACGCCATACCCATTCATAGCCCATGAGATTGGCCATCTGATGATTGTGGTGCTGTCCTTTTCTAGCAGCAAACACACATTCCCATTTGATATTGTGCTGATCCAAAAGTTTGAACAAATACAAATAATGCTGTTGTTCTCTCAAATCTTTGGGTTGTAGATTGTCATCAAATATCATCAGCTTGTTGGGTTTGATGGTCTGTTGAATCACACTGAGGATTGCCAGAGGCAGTGTGGTGTCATATCTGCCCCTGGTGCTGATGCTGCACAATACCTTGTTCATGTGCGTATCCATTTTTCCACCCAGATGTCCATGTAACCCACAATCTCATGCTGTGCATTAAACAATGCTATGGGATTTTTCCACACTTGCACAAATCCTGCTGACGTCAGTTTGGTGCGCACCAGTTCTGGATCATGATACTGGGGATTTTCATTGCAGTTGGCATGCAATTCCATGTGTATGCTCTTAAATCTACGCAACAGTTGATTGCTGCTGTTTAGCACTATATCAAATTCACTACCCTCACAATCCATTTTGAGTATCATGTTGTTGTCATCAATATCAGCCACCAGTGTTTGTAAACTGATGCTTTCCACAGGATCACCCATGTGACTGTTGATTTTGCTGCCCACATGTTCATTCACAATCAACACCTGCTGATGGTCTATGGCCAACGCAGCACGATGCATGCTCTTGATATTTTTGTAACCCATGATGTTGAGCAACAGGCCCTGATACACATGAGGATTGGCTTCCACAGCAATGATCTCACGTGCCCCCAGTTCCCAACAACGCAAACTAAACATACCCAAGTTTGCTCCAATGTCAATCACAACACTGCCCTCCACTTGTGCATCAGCCAGCCTATAGTTGTCCAGTTCAAATATTTCTATGAATGTGGCTGGCTCCTGACGCTTGAGATCCTGCCTGTCCACTGTGGTAGCATTGTGGGCACCCAGGGGCTTTTGTGCCTCCACACGCAAGTTGCTTTCGGGATGAGGTATTTGTTCTTCACCAAACACAATATTGTCGAATCCTGCGTTGGTGAGATGATCAAACAAACTTTGTGGCCACCATCCAAACAAGTGTGGACTGGTGATCTGATCTGGTGTGCCCTGATCTGTGGTGTTTACACTGCCATAAATGGCGTTGAGAATTCCATATCTCTCACTGGTGCTGGCTGCGACAAATCTAGCACACAGTTTTTCTATGTCAGGCATTTCCATGATCAGCTTGCCACCTGGCCTGAGAACTCTGTGCCATTCTCTCAGGATGTTAAGACTGTGGTAGGGATTGAGATGCTCAAACACATGACTGGCCAGGATTTCTTCCACACTGTTGTTGGCAAATTCTCGTAGATTGCATATGTCCATGAGGATGTCTGCTCTCTTGTCATACATATCCACACTGAGATAACCTGGATAATTGATGCCGCCTGCTCCCAGATTGAGTTTGAGATGTTTGTTGTACCTCACAGCGTTGATAAGTCCATTTCTTTTGACAATATAATTTCCATATTCACTTATTTCCCCAAATGTTTTGTTTTCTTTGTGCCAGATGGGAAAGAAGTTGGTGTTGGTTTTCTTGACAGGATCCCAGGTGAGAGCCGTATCACTGGGCACCATCACATGCTTGTAGCCTGCTTCCAGAGCTCTCACGGTGAAATCAATGTCTTCGCCACCACCAGGTGAGAAGATCTCATCCAACAGACCCACCTGGTCAAATACTCTCTTGGGTATCATCACACAGAAGAAGATCAACACAGCATGGTTGGCATAGTTGTCAAACAGTTGCAGGGGACCTGTGAGTCCCACTTGCGGATCTGCAAATGGTGCCTCCAACATGCGCAGCCAGGTGTTCAGATCCTGTGGCAACAATTGAGTATCGTTGTTGAGCAACACCACATATTCGCCTTGTGCAGCTTGTATGCCCAGGTTGGTGGCTCGTGTGTAACCAATGGCATCAGGTTCCCAAATCAGTTTAAATGGGTGCCCCAGACTGGCGACATATTCTTGTGTGTTGTCCTTGCAGCCATTGGCCACCACAATCACTTCCACATCCTGCATGTGGGTGTATTGCTGGATGCTCTCCAAACATGGTTTGAGTAGATCATCACAGTGATTGTAGGTGGGGATCACGATGCTATATTTGACCTGGCTGTGCTTTTGATGAGTCATATACAATAGTTCTCTGTTGTGTTTTACGATTTCAATGTCTTGTAGTTTGTCCATGGTCTGCACATCTCCCAGGTGCATGATGGGAAATTTTACTTCAAAAAAATGCCGGTTGTGTTGGGGTTGGCTGACATATTTTTTATGGTCATTATGCTCGGGTACTTCCACACATTTGTAACCTTGACTGGAGATTTTCAAACTCACATCACTGTCGCTGAAATATCCAGGATGATACTTGGGATCAAATCCTCCCACTTGTCTCAGTACATCGGCTCTATACATGGTGCAACCACTGTGCAACACAAGGCCCAGTTGATCATACACATGTGCAAATGGACTGCTGGCACCCACCTCTGGGTCTTGTAGGAAAGGATGTTGTAATAGTTGAATCCAGGCATCCTTGGTTTGTTCCAACAACACACAATCATTGTCTATGAGAACAACATACTTGCCCACACTGTTGCTGATGCCTGCATTCACAGCATGAATATATCCAGCTGGCTCTTGTATCCAAATATAATCCACCTGATCCCTCAAGGCATACAGATAATCATGAGTTTCATCCACACAGCCATTGGCCACCACAATGATTTCTTTGTTGCTGAGATCAGTGTATTTGAGCAAGCTGTCTATGCCAGGTTTGAACGCATCATGAAAGTGATTGTAGGTGGGCATCACAATGCTGATTTCCACATTGTGCTTGGGCTTCTGAATTCCATATTTTTGAGTGAGTATGGTGGTGTTGCGTGCAATGATTTCCAATTTCTCAGGAACTGCATCAAATGTGCCATTGCCCTTGTGATAGATGGGGAAAACTTGTGGTCCAATGCCCAGGCCAAATTGAGTGACTGTGTTTTGAGGCACGCTCTCCAGTGTGTAGCCAGCCTGGTGCAATCTGATACTGTAATCACCATCTTCTCCCATGCCTGGTGAGTAAATTTCATCCAACAGTCCCACCTGATCAATCACCCGTCGTGGGATCATCACCAACCAGAATGCCATGCTGTCATAATAGTTGCCACCACAGTCCCAGATGAATTTCACTGGACCTGAGATGCCACATTTGTGTGATTTGACAAATGGTGCAGTCAGCATGTCCAGCCACAAATTGGTCACCTGTGGCAACAGCACACAATCATCATTCATGAGCACAATGGATTCGCCAACAGCCTTCTTGATTCCTTCATTTACAGCCCGTGTATATCCCAGTGCTGCATCACTGCTGATGAGTTTGAAAGGCGCGCCCAAGCTCAACACATAAGGCAGTGTTTGATCCTGACATCCATTGGCCACCACAATGATTTCCAGATTGTCCATGCTGGTATATTGTTGTATGCTCTCCAAACAAGGTTTGAGCAAATCCTCACAATGGTTGTTGGTGGGAATGATGATACTGTATTTCATGTGGCTGTCCATACAAACATGATACTTTATTTGATAGTTGGTTTGTCTAATAACAGTGATTAGATTGTTGCATCTGGAGTGCCATGTATGCTGATCCAATGTTCCAGATAGCTGGGATTGTATTTTTTGGCCAGCCTGAGGCTGTTGCGAACAACCACTGAGTTCCAATCTGGCACCAACAAGGGATCATGCACAGTGCCTTCTCCTTTGTGATAGATGGGAAATTCTCCAATATAACATTGTTGTGATTCCACCCATTCCAGTTCTATACAAGGAACAACTTGAAAACCTGCACGCTCAGATTCTATGCAAAATTCTGTGTCTTCTCCTCCACCAGGATTGTATTCAGTGTTGAGCAATCCCACCCTATCAAAACAGGCGCGGCTGATCATAACACAAAAGAAAACAGCAAAATCATGACCAGCACAATCACTGGCTCCTTTGATCACACAACTGACACCACACATGGGATTTTGCACAAACGGCGTGTGCAACAAATTCAACCATTGGCTGCGTGGTTGTTCCAGCAACACACAATCATTGTTCAACAACACAATGTGGTCAGACAGGGCCAACTCAATACCAGCATTGCAGGCCCCACTGTAGCCCAGAGGTGCATCACTCCAGGCAATCTGGAAATTGTCAGCAAATCCCAGAGATTGGAATTGATATTCCAGTTGTCTCAAATACCACTGAGTGTTGTCCACACATCCATTGGCGCTGATGATCAATTGCACATTGTTCATGTCAGTGTAACGCAAAATACTCTCCACACAGGGTTTGAGCAGATCGTCACAGTGATTGTAGGTGGGAATTACAATGCTGTATTTCACCTATACAGGTCCTGGATGGAAGGTTTGCTGGTTCTGGTTTGAGAAGCAACCAACTGTTGGGCCTTGTCCAGCCAAGCTTGGAAATTGCCCTGATATTTTTTGTTGCCTATGTGGCTGAGTGTCATGCGGGGATCTAACCAGATGGGGAAACCATTTTCTCTCAGTTTTCTGCACAAGAGAATGTCTTCACTGATGAGGTTGCCATTTTCCACAATCACTTCAAAGATCCAACGCCTGTGTTTGCCTTCTTCTCGTTCATTGTAGACTTCGCTGTTGTCCCATAACCAACGCATGGCTCGGTTGCTGAGCCTCAAGAACCCAGTTCCCAGTCCTTGAACTTCCAAGAGTCCGGTGTGAGGATCTGGTGCAATAGTGCCCAGATTGTCAAACTTGGCCACATACACTTCATTGTCATCAGTCTTTTTTCTATATGTGCCGCCCACCACATCCACTGGATAATCCAGCAATTGAAAGAACCATTCTGGCTGCCATTCCAGATCACTGTCTATGAATATGATGTCATCACACTGGGTTTCCAGTGCCAGTGCAATACAATCATTTCTGGCTCTCTGCACAAGTGCATCATAGCTGAGCCAGATGGGGATGATCTCCACATTCAATCCATGTGCCATTTTTGCAGTCTGAAACAAACTGTTGAAATACCACACATCTGCCCTGCCATCATAACAGGGTGTGCCCACCATTACTTTTCTTTTTGCTGTCATTGATTGCCCTCCAGCAGATTGTCAAACAGTTTGCACCACTGGGGAATAACCTGATCCCAGGTGTAGTGACTGTTGTAAAACACACTTTGGGCTCTGCCATCATAGGGGCAAGCATTGATGGCATCGTTGAGTGCATGTGCATATCGCAATGCAAGTATTTGGCGATTTTCCCCATAGGGCACATAAGTGGCCCAGGGTCCACAAACTTCAGGCAGAGCACCATGACTGGTTGTTACAACCTTGCATCCAGCAATCAGAGCCTCCAGGGCTGAAATACAAAACCCTTCTTCCCAGGTGTTGGGATAGGCAAAAATATCAGCTGCGGCAACATGATCTCGCACCACTGAGTTGGGTTGGAAACCATGCAGTGTGATTCTGGGATGTTGGTGGCATTTGTCCCACAAAGGTTGATATGTTGCGTCTTCGCTGGCATAAAAATCAGTGCCATAGATCAGTGTGCTGCTGAACACATCCAGATGCACATCCTGTCTGTCCAGCATGTCATAGGCATCCAACAATGTTTCCAGGCCCCTCCAGGGTGTGCTGGTGTAAACCAACCTTTTCATTTGATTGTTTCTGGGCACATAAGCACATCTGTGTGTGCTGTTGGGAATGATAACACTCTTGTAGGCTGGTACACTGTGGACTCTTCTGAATTTCTCATACATCCAGTGACTGACAAATACAATGCAATCCAACTTGTCCACAAATTCTGGATTGCCCATGTTTTGTGCCAAGGGTTGATCATAACTCAACTGTTGAAACAAGACATTTTTCTTGGTGGGATCAATTCTTGCAAAGTCACAAACGCTCATGATAAAATTGATTTTCTCCCAATAGTGACTGGGAATTTGATCCAGCATGCTGGCCATAATAATTTCAGTGCCGCCTTGCGGTGGTTGTTGGGTCATGATTGTCTCTCAAATAAAAGGTCTGATTGTAATAGTGTGTTGTGTGCGCCACGAAATTGATCCCAAATGTCAATCCATTTGTAGCCCTGTTGACACAAATATGCAACAACATCACTTGCACTGGGGGCACCTTTGTTGTATGATTGGTGGCCCACTTCCAGCAACAAAAGTCTGGGCTGTTGTTCAGCAAAGAATTTACCAGCCCCTCTGAGGATATCCAGTTCACTGCCCTGGGTGTCCATTTTCACCATGCCATGTGTTTGCCAGTCAGCATGCCAGGCGTGTTGTTGATAAAGTGTGTCAATAGTAACAGTTTGCACAGCGGTGGCAATGGGATCTTGGTAATAGTGGGTATTTTCCAAATAATAGCTGGCACCTGTGGCAATGGTGCCAGGTTGTGGAGTATAAAATTCCACCCATTTGTTGTCTTGATCACTCAAACATGCTGTGATTTGTTGAGGATTAATTGACTGGTGTTGCGGATTGGCCTCAATGCTAATCACATGTGCATGGGGCCAAATTTCATGTATCATGTCGCCAAATTGACCATGGAAACTGCCTATATCCAATACATATTGCAGATCCACTCCCATGGTTTTCAACCATTGCATTCTTTCCAACATTGTTATTGCTCCAACCATAAAACTTTTTGTTTGATGTGATCAAAATCCTGGTTCCAGAATGTTTCACTTTCCCAACGTTGCCAGAGATCCTGTGGCAAGATGGGTGTGCGTTTGATCAAACTTACCTGACGACGAACCTTGTGCAAGTCCTTCATGTTAAG